AACAACTTGACACCTTGGTCGTCGTCCTTAACATTTCTTAAACAAGCAGCAGCAAACTCTAAAGGATATCTGCTTTTTAAAACACAACACCAATAACTGACCATTGCATACGAAACTGCATGACTTCTGTTAAAAGCCATAGATCCCATTGTGTTAATGTTGTCCCATATTTCACGAGACTTCTTTTCATCTAATCCGTTTTCTTCAGCACCAACTTTAAACCTTTGCCAATACCTATCGAAAAACTCTTCACCCAAAGATTTACTCATGGCTCTGCGGAGCTCAGAAACTTCTTCCCAAGTAAGCTTGCCTATTTCACGAGCTATCGTCATCACCTGCTCTTGGTAAACAACAATGCCATAAGTAACTTCGGTTGCCTCTTGAGTCATCTCGTGGAAATGATAAACAGGTTCAGCACCTGTCCTCTTTTTAATAAACTGAGTTGTGCCTCCTGAGGTCAATGGTCCAGGACGAGCAAGAGCAGTAATAGAACAAATGTCCTCAAAGTTCGCTATTTTCATCTGCCTTGTTAGGGACTGCAAAGCATAGCCTTCGAACTGAAATATTCCTGCATACTTTTCATCATTTAATACTTTGAAAGATGCCTCGTCATCCAGAGGGAAATTCACAAGCTTTTCTCTAGACCAACCAACCTGATCTAAAATATCCTGCAAAACGGAAAGAGTTCGTAAACCCAAAGCATCTATCTTCAGCAAGTTTAGATTTTCAGCATCCTTTTTATCTATCTGGGCTGCACCTGTTTGTGCACTTACTGAGCAATATTTACTTACTGGTTCTTCAGTAACGATAATTCCAGCAGCATGAACACCTGAATGGCGAGCGTGATTTTCCATCCGTTCAGCTATTCTCATTTGCGGATACTTAGCTAAAACTTGCTTGCCTATGTCTAGGTCATTAAAGGTGTCCATAATACACATCGCTGCACGAGCATCACCTCCGCTCCGCTCAATGATTGCACCTTTTAAGTCGTTTACTTCCCAAGCTGGAATCCCTAGTTCCTTGGCAACCTCCGTTATTGTGCTCTTGGCTTTGTATCTGCTGACAGTTCCTAAGTGAGCAACTTTCTCAGCACCATACTTTTGACGCAAATAATCAAAAACCATTTCCCTGCGATCGTCCTGAAAGTCAATATCAATATCAGGTAAGTCTGCACGAGTAACGTCAATAAATCTTTCAAATAGTAAGTCGAACTTTATAGGGTCAACATCTGTAATTCCTGTTAAATAACAAACTAAAGATCCTGCTGACGAACCACGAGCTGGACCAACAAGCATATGTTGCTTCGCATAATTAATCATGTCAGCAATAACATAGAAATAATCGTGAAACTGCTTCAACTCTATCATATCAAGTTCACGCTTTAGCCGAGCCTTGTAAACAGGATCTTCTAAATCTATTCCTCTTTCCGGAGCACCATCTATGCACATCTGCTCTAAAGTTTTCTCAGGTGTAAAAGATATCATCTGAGCAACAGGTAAATCAACATTGCACATATCTGCTATTTTGTATGTGTTTTCTATAGCCTCATCAGGAATCCAAGGAACACAATCTAAAAGCTCATATTCGTTTAACAAGTGCATTGGCTTGGTTCGCTCTGTCCTATTCATGCCAACCAGAACCTCGTAAGCTTTTCGGTCACCAACTTTAGGATAGAAGTTGTCAGAAGTTGCTACTGGTTTAAAACCTTTTTGCTCGCAAAACTCTAAAGCCTTCTTTGAACTCATAGGATTTATCTCGATGTAAAGATCGTCTTTTCTGGTCAAAGGAAGCAGTCCCCATTCTGGGTGAGTTCCGCTGAGGATAATTACATTTTCAGAAATATCGAAAAGGTCGGAATAACTTAGCCTCGGGAAATAATAAAAATTTTCCTTACTTGTGCTTTTTGTAACTAGGTCATAGATCTCTGATAAGCCATCATTATTCTTGGCAATAAAAGCCATCATGTTTGCAGTCTGTCTAGTTCGGTCTGTTGAGTCTGTAACAACTGCTATCTCAGTTCCGAATATTGGTTTCTTTCCAGCTTTTTTGCAAGCATTGTTAAAAGGAACATGACCCCAAGTCCCAGTGTCGGCTATTCCTACTGCATCCCCACCAGTTTCTACTATTTTAGAAATTGGACCATATGCTTTGCGGAAAGAATATTCTGTGCGAGCTCTTATGTGCAGCATTACATAATCACCGCAACAATGGCATAGCTAACAATAAAACCTATTAGTGCGATTGTCATTATATCTCTCCTTTTTCAATATACCAGTTTACAATTCTGGCTGTTGCTTCGACATCATTTATAGATCGGTGTGCACCTTCTATCTTCTCGTCGAAAAGCTCTTCATATATGTCTCCAAGTTTACGCATCTTGCCCCAGACTTTTTGCCCTATTTCAACAGTACAGATATGATTAGGTGGCCAAGGGAACTTAGTAACTTTATCCAGCCTTTCAAGCTCGAACCTTAAAACCTTTCGGTCGAATGGTAAGTTATGAGCAACGATATCTGTTTCCCCTAAGAAAAAATCAGTGAGCTCATTTACTTTAGCTATAAATGGCTTTTCATCTTTTAGCATTTCGTCGGTTATATTGGTTATCTTAATTATCTTCGGATCTAACGGATGTCCAGGATTGCAGAAAAACTCCAGCCTTGCTTCCTCTTTCATCTCTCCCTTTTGGATTAGATCGTTGTTATACTTAATAGCACCGAATTCGATTATTCTGGGTTGCAGATCTAAATCAGAACCCTCAGCCTTGGGCAAGCCTGTTGTTTCAAGGTCGAATATTATCATTACTTGTCCTCGTTGTCTAAAGACTGCAACATAAATGCATAAACACCAAGGTCATGTACAGAGTCCTCATGAGACTTTGGCCAGTTTTCTGCATAACGAGTCATTTTAGCAACAATCATATTTACAATGCCAAATCTATTCCATTCTTTCTCAGTTGAAAGAGTAACTCCTTTGGGGAATAAAGCCATCATCACTTTTCCATGTCTATGGTAATTGTCACCATATATTTTATTGCGTTCTCTAAAAGTTTCTAGAGCCTCTTCCATGCAATCTATTGGTGACTTTGTTTTACGATGCTTTCTAACAACATCCCCGATTGTTTTAATATCGCTCATTACTCTCGTCTCTCCCATTCTCGTATGAGTTGCGAACATCTCGCTCATAATTATTAGCCTTATCGAAAAGAGCCTCTAAGTCTCTTCTATCAAAAGTGTTAAGGTCGAAAAGCCTAGCAACTTTTTTGTCGTTAAGCTCTATGTCATTTCCTCTTATTTTAAGCATAAGTCCACTCCGGAGTTGGACTATAATTCCACTTTGCGAAGCTCATCTTCTCGCCTAAGTAATAATTGCGATATGCCTCTATTGAACTGTCGCATTTATATTCATCAGGCATGCACTGAGGTGGCTCTTTAAAACCATCTTGTTTTATTGCAATAGGTGCTGTTCCTAATAAACTAATTAATTGTTGGCTTTTGTGGGTTTTGCTGTAACGAGCTGTGTATTCTTTGCAAAGGTGCACAAACAATGCTAATGTCCACCAATAATGTTCGGAGCTTTCTCGCACCCAAACTGCTGATGGGTGGTTCTTGTGAGTTGACTTATACAAGCCAACCTCGTCAGCCCAATAGTCTCCGTCTAGCTCTCGGTGCGCAGTACAAAGCAACTGTGCAGTTTCGAGTATCATCTTGACGCAATGCTTGTCGCAATGCATCATAGCAGCTTCTTTCGGACTATCGTCCAAGTAAAAAATATTCATTTGACTTCCTTTCTCAATATAAAAACTCTATCCTTTTTTACTTAAAAGATAAAGTTTATTTTTGCCAAAACTTTAGCTTGCTTTTTATTCTCTGCCAAAGGCTTGGTTTTTCTTCCTCTACTGCTTCGTGGAAAATTTCTAAAACTTCGTCTTTAGGAATCTCTTGAGCATACTCTCTGTTGTTTAGAATATAAGAAACAGCTCTTGGAGTTATATTCAGTTCCTTAGCAATATCAGCATTTGAAAATGTTGTTGCTTTTAATTGGTGAACTTTATTAACGAATTCTTGACTATATTTTTCTTTCATATTCCTTCTCTCTATTTGTGATGCGCTGAGCAACCCCAGTCTTCTACTTCGTTCTCAAACGCAGTCAGTGTTCCATGTATAGGATCAGAAGTTTTAACTATCTGACGAAGTATAGCGTAAAGCTGTTCTATCGATTTGTAAATAATCACTTGCTGAGCTCCAGTGAACAGGCTATCGCCTTTTATTTTATCCTCGAACTTCATCAAGTATTTACTGACTTGTTCAGACTGACGAAACAACTTCCTATTACCAAGCATTACTATTTCTTCCCAAAGCTTGTAAACAACCGAAGATAGATCTGCAAAGGCAACTATAGCACCTTCTCTTCCAGACTTAGATTGTCGCCAGTCATTTTTCATATCAAGGTTGTCTATCTGCAACTCTTTAATTATCTGGTCAATGCCAGCTTCTGCCATTTCCTCGAAAAGAGCAATCGACCTTTCGTTATAATACTTTGTTGGTCTAGGAATGTCCCCAGTTATAACCTCATCGATATCATGGACGATTGCTTTTTTAAGAGCCTTGCCAGTGTCAAGCTTATGAGCATCAGGAGACACTGAGTTTATCTCCTCGCAAAGAGTGTAAGTAAAGAGGCACACAAAACCAGTGTGCTCCATTACTGATTCGCTTTTCAGAAGATGGAGCTGCGAATACCTTTGTATCGCAGACATCCCCTGAGAAACGCTGAATAGTTTTACGATATTCATCTATTCGACATCTGGGTTGAAGTTTTGAAACTGCTCTAGGATCTTCTGCCTACGACCAATATGGTCTTCCCAGTTTATGTTGTGCGTCATAGAACGACCCCACTGAGGTTTATCCCATGCTCTGGCAGATAGTCCTGCGAACTTTTCAAGATCTTTGATTCCAACAATATGAGCATCAACGCTTTCTTTTAGCATAATGTTCAAGCCAAAGTTCTCGTTGGTATAGGTTATGGAATATCTTTTGTGCTCAGCTGCACTGGCTTCACTTTTGAATTTAAAGTGATCGGTCAAAGCTCTAAAATATCCCATCTCATAAACTGTGCCAGTATCACGACCATCAACAATAGCAAATAAAACATTAGCATCAATCATTGCATTGATGTTGCTGTCGTAAATACTCTTTGATGCTTTAGTCCTATCCTCTGGGGAAAGATGGGATATTACACCACCACTTTTACGAGGTGAGAAATAATCGAATCCATGCTTATCGAATTCTTTTTCGATAGCCTCGATCGTTTCGATCTGCTTGGGATTAAAGAATGGTCCAGCCAAATAAATTTTCATAGTCATTATGCGTTCTCCAGTTTTTCTATATGTTTTTGCCAAAAGGCAGGTCTGTAACTTGCCTCTATGCGAACCATGTCCATATACTTTTGGTCGATGGGTGTAGAAGTTAAGTCACTGTGAATGGGGCAAGGTGCTCCAGGGTCGTCGTCGGTATGCCTCAGCTCGGCATCTCTTGTATAAGGGCAAAAGCCTTTATTGCATGGCAGGTCTTGCTCGCTGACAGATATGTATTCTTGTGCAGCAATTATGATATCTTTCCAAATACCATACTGAGCAATCCAACATTGCCTTTTATTGACAACAGTTTTCCAAAACTCAATCTCAGCAGAGATAGATATTGTAATTTTATCGCCAAGTGTTCTCGTCCAACAATCATCGGATTTTATTATCTCCATTAGATTGTCTTTTATTGTATAGTTTCGGTGCCGAACAACCTGAGCTCTCAAGCCAATGGTCATTTCTTGGCACACAGCAACCACTGGTCCAATAACACCACTGGTCTTTTCATTTTCTTTTAGCATAGGGATTGGATTAACAAAGCTGTAATTGCCAGCATATTTATAAAGCTGAAATTTGTTATCAAGTGCAGCTTTACCAATAATAAAATAATCATTTATCGTTGCGAGGTATTCATACAGCTTATAAATTTTCACCAAGCCTCTCCAAGACAATCGAGTTGTAAAAGATGTCATTGCGCATATTGGCATGTGCAGTCGATACTCGTCTTGAATAACACCTGCATCCATATCAGCTTTAATTTTCTCTCTTAGCAAAACGATAGTATCATTCTGTTCGGAGAACTCGAAGAACTGAGGAACAACGAACTCGGAAGGTGCATCAACTCTAGAGGTTCTTGCCCACATAACGTGATCTCTGAATGAGGCAAATATCTCTCGCTCCAATATTGTGCATTGCACGCTCATAACAACTGAGGGTATCTCGTTGACTGGTGCGTCTATAGATAAAATTGTTTCTAATGGAGTGGTGTCGTCAGGGGAGCGTGAAAGCTCCCAAGCGACCCTCGATAAATTTTTGCCTGACGAAACTCTGTCGTCTGATATTATTTCAATTTTCATTTTTTAATTTCCAAACTCTGATGTCATTAGTTGCATTTCCGTTATCATCTCTGACTGCTCTTGACAAACATTTAAAACCTTGTCTTTTACAAGTCATTCTGAAAGAAACAACATCGCCTGAAGTTTTAAGAACAGTGCTATCCCCGACATCCATTGCATTAACAAGCCTGACCCATTTATTTTTAGACTTATCAAAGTCAGCGAAGGGAACACCATGCTCGATGGTGAACCCTAAAATTTCTTTTACAACTTTACGCATCGTAAACCTCAGCCCATCCGTGGTCAATGTCCCACTTTAGATCTTGAAGGCGACCACCTTCTTTGATGTAATACTCGTATGGCATGTCAGCACCATGCTTCAGCAAAAGTTGGAATGAGGCATAACCGCAAACCTCTTTTTTGTTTACCTTACGAGGGTTTTCTTTTACGAGAGGTCTGATCATTTTACCTGCGAATGAACCACGAGGCTTAGAGGTTTTCTTAGGCTTGATGCCGAGTGGCGTCATTCCTGGAAGTGCCTCGACCTGAGGTGTTGACTTGACTTTATCAAAAGGTGTTTTGGTTACATGGATGTCAGCAATAGCATCCATAAAACGCTTGGCACCAGTTTTGTTGTCAGAGAATTTTTTAACAGGCTTTTCTACAAGCTCGTTGTATGCGTTAACAAGAAGAGATCCTGTAACATTGCGATCAGCTAAAAGCTCATCAGCATTCTTGAAAAATGCAACACCATTGCCCATAGAGCGAGCGACCTTCTCGGACTCATATGCTTTTACAACGAGGTTGCGAGGATTAAGAGTGTAAGTAATGTTTTGCATGATTTTTCCTTTCTCAGTATCATGTAGTGATTGTATCTTTTTTAGACAGAGATGTAAACATCTTTCTTTCGTTTAAAAACAAAGGCTTGCAAATTATATGGAAAAATATCTCAAGCCTCTTGGTTGTACAAGGTATAAATTCTCCCTTGCTCTGGTCAGTGCAACATACCATACTCTGTTCTCCTCATCTGTTCCTAGGTTGTCCCAACTCAACTTTCCCATGTCAGTTATCAACACAACATTGTCAGCTTCACCACCTTTGCTTTGGTGTATTGTTGAGATTGTTATTCTGGGTTTGTCGGTGAACTTCTCACCATTACGCAAGCAAGATCTTAAATATTCTCGCTCGTCAGGTGGCAGTCCTTTTAGTATTGCCATCCAATCTTTGCTTCTGGCTTCGTCCGGAAGCCCCAAGTCTTCCACTCTATAGGTGTCTTTTTTCTCTAGCTTTACGTTAAAGTTGAAAAAGCCAATAAGGTTTTTTGCTTCTGGTCTGTTAAGCTCTTTGCCTTTACGGATCTTTTCCCATGAGGTTATTGCTTTGGTCTCGTCGGTGTCTAAAGAACTTTGACCATTATAGGTGTAAGCATAGCCTTGTTGCCGAACAACTCTTTTAATTCTGTAAAGCAGATATTTACTTCTGCTCATGCAAAGCCAAGTGCCATCATCAGCACCGAAGTCTATCCCTTCATCATCTGAGATATAATTAACTGTGCCTTTTTCTAGCTTGGGTTGCCATGGCTTAACATATCTATTTTTTATTCTGCCAACGACATCCGAAGCCAAAGCATGCACGCTCCTAGGTATTCTAAAGCTCTGAGGCAAAATTCTTTTGTCACCTTTTAAGCTGAGGAACTTATTAACATCAGCACCTGCCCAAGCGAATATTGCTTGATCATCGTCGCCAGCAATGTAAACTTCCGAAGCCTGAGCTGAGGCTTTTATCGCCATTCGATATTGTAAAGAGCTCAAGTCTTGAGCTTCGTCGACAATGCATATGTCTATCGGCAACTCAGTTTCATATCGTTGAAGCATGTCGGTGAAGTCTAGCAAGCCATTCCTCTTTTTATAGGTGGTCAATGAATTATTGTACTGCTTAACTGCATGTAACGTCAAGTCATTTTGATTGCCTAGATGAAATTGCTCTTCCATAGAACGAATACCAACTCTCGCCAAAGACTCTACTCTTGAACATTTATCTCCGAGACCATCGCCTGTGTGTATTCCTAGGTTCTCATCATAGATACCTTTGAACTCAACACCTATAGCCTTGCCCAACTTTCTGTAATGAGCATCAGTCATGACCTCGTCTCTTTGCAGACCCAAACTTTTAAATGCCAAAGAATGCAGCGTCCTAAAATAAGGAAACCTATCAGCATCAAAACCAAACTGAACCATTGCTCTTTCTTGAGCTTCGCTTGCAGCTTTACGAGTGAAAGCAAGATAAGCAATTCTCTCGGGAGCTATCCCTCTTTTTAAAGAGTTCTCAACTATGTTCAGAAGAGTCGTCGTCTTCCCTGTTCCTGGAGGTCCAAGAATTATTTGTACGTGCCTCACTTTCAGTTCCTTTCTCAGTCATAGCGTCTCGGTAATCTTCTTTTCTTGTTTTCCACAATATCCATTCGTGGTATCGCTCAGGCTCTTGGTTGTCGAAATTTTTCTCCCAGTCATTAATTATTACTTTTTTGCAGCTTCCGCAAATTATGTCCTTTTCGTAAATCCTTCCATGGGTGTGTCTTCCGCACCAGTCACAAGGCAAAGCATCTTTATAATATGGTAACATCAAAACTCCTCCGTCACTGCGCTCGGTATGTCTAGTTGCTCTTCGTCATCGAAAAACTCTGGCTCAGGCACTGACCAAACTTTAACTGGTTTTCCTTTTATTCTAAATGTTTTTCTGTCACCACCCAATAGCCTTAACCAAGACCAAACTTGGTGCTGAGTTGTAAACCTAAATCTGCGAGCCTCTAAATAAATGAATAAATCCTCCGACCTAAAGTAAACCTTGGCTTCGTCTGAGTCGTGCCATGGCTTGCCATTCATAATCTCGTCTTTCTGGCGAGCCTGTACTTTTCCTGTTAAAAAGCTGTCTAGCATTTTCTCGAATTGACCTTGGGGAGAAGCATCGTCTGGGTCTACTATAACCTCGACATTTTCTAGCAACTGATTTATTCTTTGCTCCCATGCTTGGGATGGCATTGTGCTTGGGCATTTATTTAATTTCTCGACGCAAATTTTTTGTAGCTGTCTCTGGTCAAGGAGCTGAGGTGTTGTAACTTCTATCCGCTCACCTTGCATTTCGATATACCAACGCACCGACTGCCTATTTTCAGTTTCGTATTTTGTTATTGCATCGACCTCAATAGACAGCCCACCACCAACTCTGCCAACACCATATTCTCGCTTCATGCACTTAGACTTTTCGCAATAGTTGCATATTGGACTTTGCTTGCAAGTGTAGGCATATTCTTTTTTACTGACTGACTTAACTAATCCATTCACCTCACCCATTGGCAAAGGCTCAGGCAGATGCTCATAATTAAACTTCATTAAGTCTTCTTGCCAGTCGTCTGGGTTGCGTTTACGAAAGTAAACTCCAACATTGAATAAAGATATATTTCTGCCACCTTCCGGAAAACCCATCGTCATAATGTGTTGTAGGCATGGTGGTCCATCGGAAAAGTGATCAACGAGATCAGGAGTAAAAGTCTCCAGCTTTTCGAATGTCGTTATTTTTTTCTCAGCAAGGTCAACAAATTCTTTTAAGTTAAGCTTCTTGCCTTTGTGTATTGCATGGCGTTCAGTTTTATCACCATCCCAATAGCATAAATTTATCCAGTTGCCTCGGTCTCTTTCATTGGCTCTAGATATTTGCTTGGGGAAAACTTCCGAACCACCATAACCTAATAGTGCAGCAAACTCATTCAGCTTACCGACCATATCAATAGCAGGTATGGCAGGGTCACAGAAAAGATACAAGTGAGCACCGCCAGACTTAGAACGACAGAGAACCAGAGGCGTATCACGAATTTTCTTTTCGAGGCTTTCAAGACTTTCATTTAATTTAACATCTCCTCTAATATCAATATCAATAACACCGAAGTGACAACTGTTGTTTTGTAGTAAAGGGATCACTCCTAAAATATATTCGCCACCACTTAGGTGCTCTTTAAAATTAAACTCGGTTGCAGGTTCGCTTACAGTGACTGCTCGACCAGACATCTTGCCATCTGCTTCTTGTTTGTTTACTCGATATTGTCCATGAGCAAGCTCGAAGCCTCTGAACAATTTCATAAACCTTTTAGTTACCATTTCTCTTCCTTTCTGAAAGTCGTCGGGAGGAGGAAACAGGCAGCAACCTCCTCCCTAGATCATGCAATTTACATTACATCATCATCAGAAGAGTCAGGCTGTACTTTTACTTCACCGCTCTGTATATTCTTGCGGAACTCACGTGCCTCAAGATAAATGTTTTGACCTTGGTCTAGGTTTTGTAAAATACCACCAGACTTTGCATCGAACATCATTTCAACTTCCCAATTAAACCAAGAACCCATATCGTTCTGCTCAGGAACTGTCGTCAACTTATAAGCAGTCCAAAACATTGCTGGGTTTATAGTTCCTTTACCTGAGGGATGAGGAATTTGCAAGCGATTAATCATAGAGTTCCAACGCTTCGACTTTTTAATCCCACTCGAGCTCATAGACAAGATAGCAGGTGAGAAGTTGCCATCCTCGCCAACAACATAAACAAAGTATTCAGCTGTCAATACCATCTGATTTCCATCAGGTGTGCGCAACTTGCCTTTGTCATCTTGAACACACATATCTAAATTTGCAGGTTGCAAGCCATGGTCTTTGATCAACTTACGATCGTCTGACCATTCGATATATGTTTTGCGATAGCTAACAGGAACAACAGTCATTCCTTTTTCACCATCGACTAGCTCGTTAGTTACATTGTCCAAGATCTGTCCAGCCTCAGCTCCTTTTACATAAGCACCATCAGCTTTATTAACTTGGGGTGATTGAGCTTGTAATATTCTAAGACGTGGGATGAGCATATCATCCGCTGTCATATTTTCGCTCGCTGTTCCAGCATCCTCTAATAGAATGGATGGATCAAATGCAACTACATTGCTTTCTTCTTTCACTTGTACTTCATTTTTAGCCATTGTTACCTCCTGTGATTTTGGCTTTACGACCTGTAAATAATTTAAACAGATCTTGGGGGACATCCTTACCCTCGGTCAAACGCTCTCGAATAAAAGAGTTTAACGACCCATGGTGGACACCGATTGCACGACGATAGAAAAGATTTCTTTCACGCAACTCGTTCGCAAACTTATTGCATGCTTCATCTTCGTCTCGTCCGAACTGAACCTCAACATTGCTCTTAATTAAACTGCCAGCATTATTCGCTCGCAACCAATCAAAGCATTGTTGTTGACGCATTTCTAGCTCAGCCTTGTCATCTCCTTTTGCTTTTTGAATAGCACTAGCAGATGGAATAGAACCAGAAGTTATGTCTTGGACTTCAACCTTAGCACCATTGTTAAGAGTAAAGTCTTTAACATTCAGTTCTTGCATTAAATCGGGCAAGTCCTGTTCTGCCAACTTCGTCAGGTTCTGCTTTTTTTGCTTCAACAACTCAGTCAAATCTTCTATCTCTTTTTCGAGGTCGAACATTTGTTGAGCCATATCAGCCACTGCACCTATTGAGTTGGATGAAGGTGCTACATCCTCAAGCAGATCTATAGTCATTACTTTCCTTTCTCATTTCTAAAGCGACAGGCATATACCAACCTTTGCGTCTATCCCTTTCGCCTTCTTCTTTGTTGCGCTCCCAACGTAGGACACGCACCGTTGGTGACATTTCAGATGCAATCATGCAAGCAATCATAACAGCTATGGGGTCACCACCTCCTGGCCACAGAAGATAATCATCTGCGGAGAAGTCTTTCATTACTCGTCTAGCCTTTTGTATTGAAGGACTAGGTAAAAACTGAGGCTTTTCGTTTGGCTCAAACACAACCTCGAGCGAACCATAACGTGTGGCATCACTCAAGTCTGGAGTCCAACCGAACTTATTTTCTCGTGGTCTCGTTACCACATAAACTTTAGACATTCGTTATCCTTTCTCAGCGTGAAAAAACTTTAATATATTTTTACAAAAATTAAAAGTTTTATTTTCACATGTCTACATCCTTGTCTAATATTGGGATCGGTTCAAGCATGGAATTATATTTTATTTTGCCTGAAGAGATGCGACCATTTATCTTTGCGTCTAAAGTTTTTTCTGCCTCGGGGTCATCTTTTAGATTGGTCATTCTTTTTCTAACGACCTCTTCAGTTTTAAATCTTGCACCACAAACTGCGCAAACTCTAAAGCGAAAACTTATGCCTTTTTTATTTACTCCCGAGTTGTAAACTCGAGTTGTCTGCTCGTCACAATCAATACAGTGCACTGCTTTTCCTTTCTCAACACTAGGAATTTAAGTGTAATCTGTAAATTTTAAAAGTAAATAACTTTTTTAGCATTACCGACCTTATATAATAATAACAATGCTGTAACCGAGAAACCGACGTTACCGACCCTCAGTTGTTTTTGACCACGTTCTAGGAAATTACTTTTCCTCTATAGAGAGAGAAATTTGAGGTGAAAAATATTTTTTCAGAATTAGCGAATTTGCGGTAACGTCGGTAACGAAAGGCACTTTGCTTATAAATTACAACGAGTTACGAGCGTTACCTAACAGCAAAACAATCGGTAACCGAAACCGAACATCGGGATCTCTTTGCCATAAATCGTGCAACTTATTGTTTTTATGTGTTTCTTTTCTCTTTACTTCTCTGGTAAAAAAAGATACAATCTCTATATCAACTGAGAAAGGAACTGATATGAAAACTTTAACACTTAACACAGGCAGCTTCGACCAAGTAAACTCTTTTGGCATCGAGGTTAAAAACTACAAAGGCGAAATGAAAATTCGCAAAGTTTCTCTTTACCAAGATTATGAAAAGTCTGGTGATGGCATTTACTGGGCACTTATGAGTGGTGCTATGGTAAAGAGCTCTTACACAGATGAAGATAGAGCAGAGACCGACCGCATCTATCGCAACGAGGCTCCTGTTAGAGATGGTGATATTGTTTTGATAGATGGCGACAAATATAAAACTGAAGTAAATGGTGAATATTCTAACTGCGCAGTCTTTCACCCAGTATAGTTCGCACTGATGAGTGGTGGGGTTGCTCCCCACCCGAAACCCTCTGGGTCTGCGATAGCAATTTAGAAAGGAAAAAATATGATACATAAAGAGTTCACTTCTAGCCAAATTCAACATCTTCACGAGATTGCTGAAGAAGAAGTAAATGACATGTTCAGTGATGCAGAAGAAATCGGTTCATCCGACATTAGCATCTGTGTTCGTAATGTTTTAGAAACTGCGAAGCGTGAAGGTCTTGAGCATGCTGATGCTGACTTTCAACTTACAGCTGTTCGTTCAATTGTTAATCAAGAACTTTCAAATATGGAGGAGGTGTAATGACATACTCTGTTAAATGGCTCTGCTCTGACGAGGCAGCAAAAGCTCGCTATAAACGTCTCACTTCTGGTGATGAACCTTATCCCATGATCACGCATCAATATGTTGTTCATGTGGAGCTGAATGGTAATTGCGAAAACCTTGAGAGATTTCAAGAGATCGATGCTGACAACATTGAGCATGCTCTTACTCTTGCCAAGCAGTGGGTGACAGTGCATGCTGCAGCGAGCGTTGGCATTCGTAAAGTTGGTCGTGATGGTTCGCTTGGTATTCCTGACATTTATGATTGGTCAGACTTTGA